GCCTCGGACAGAAGCGTGGCGAAGGTGCCGCGCAGCCGGTGCGGCGTGATGCCCTTGACCGAGCACGCCCGGTTCGCCTGCCGCAGCGCCTGGCGCGCGAAGCCGGCCGTGAAGGCCTCGCCGTTCGGCTTCGTGACGATCAAGCCCTCGGCCCGGCGCGCCGGCAACAGGTGTTCGCGCAGCCAGGCCGGCATCGGGATCGGTTCTGCCTCCCGGCCTTTAGTGATGCCAGGCGTGTAGGTCTGCCGCTCCCAGTCGACCCATTCCCAGCGCGCGGTCACCGATTCGCCTTCGCGCAGGCCCAGGCCGAACATCAGCCGCACCGCCGTGGCGATCGCCGGCGCGCGCCGGGTCGTCTCGTCGACAGCATCGAACCAGGCCTTGGCCACATCCAGCGGCAGCACCGCGCGCGGCCGCTTCTGCACCTTCAGCATCGACACCTGCCAGGGCGACGACGCCAGCACCTTGCGCTTGACCGCCCACAGCGTGAGCAGCTTCAGTATCCGCAGCCAGTGGTTGGCGCTGGCCGGCTTGTGCGTCTTGAGGTATTCGATGCGCGCCAGCTCCACCTGCCCGGTGGTGATATCGCCAATCGGTACAGGCCCGAGGTCGTACATGTGGAGACGTCGGAACCGCTCGACGCTACCGACATGCGCGCTGCTCGCGACCGGCCTGTGGACAACTATCCATGCCTCGGCCAGCTGGTCGAGCGTCGGTACCGGCTGGCCGCCGTTGGCGCGCACCACCGCGGCGTCGTGTTCGCGCTTGGCGATCTCGGCGGCGGCCGTCTTGCTGGTCGACCGGGTGCTGCGCTGCACGCGTACGTTCCCCACCTGGAAGCGGTAGTGCCAGATTCGACCCTTCCTGAACAGGGTCGCGCTCATAAGTGCGCCGCCAGTCCGCGGCTGCCGCGCTTCGCCGTTTCTCTCGGCGCCGGCATCCAGCTGCGGTTCAGCGACTCGAACCGCACCTGTTCGCCGATGTATGTCAGGGCCACGCGCCCGGGTGCGCCCTGGCGGCACAGGGCCACGTCGACTTCACACATGCCGACATCCGGACTGTCCGGGTTGTACACCTCGTCGCGGTACAGGAACACGACCGCGTCGGCATCCTGCTCGATCGAACCGGAGTCCCGCAGGTCCGATGGGATCGGACGTTTGTTCGGGCGCTCTTCCAGCTTGCGATTCAGCTGCGACAGCAGGATGATGGCGATGTCGAGTTCCTTGGCCAGGCCCTTGAGGCCGCGCGTGATGCCCTCGATCTGGGTGTTGCGGTTGTCGCCGTCGCCTTCCATCAGTTGCAGATAGTCGACCACCAGCAGCTTCAGTCCGTGCTTGCGCTTGACGCCCTTTGCTTTCATGCGCACGTCGATCAGGCGCTGGCCGCCCTGGTCGTCCAGGTACAGCTGCATCTGCGCGATCTTGACCGAGGCATGCGTGAGGCCGGCCCAGTCCTCGTCGGTCATCTTCGAAGGCTGCAGCAGGTGCGGCAGCGGGATCCGGCCCAAGCTGGCCAGGTTGCGGTCGTGCAGCTGGGACTTCGGCATTTCCATCGACTGGATCAGCACCGGGTGGTCGAGCGCCACGTTGCAGGCGACGTTCACTGCCAGCGCCGTCTTGCCCATCTTCGGCCGGGCCGCCAGCACGATCAGGTCGCCGCCGCGCAGGCCGCCGCTGAGTTTTTCGTCCAGCGCCGGGTAGCCAGTCGATATCGCCCGACTCTTGCCCTCCATGCGGCGCTCGATCTCCTCGACGTGCGCGGTCAACTCGTCGGCCGCGCGCACCGGCTCGATCCTGGTGCGCGCCAGCGCCAGCTTTTCCAGCTCGGACGACGCGTGGTCGACCATGGCCGCCGATTCCTCGGGCGAGTTGGCAGCGGCGTCGGCCACGTCGCGGCCGAACCGGATCAGACCGCGCTTGACGGCCTTGTCGCGGACGATCGCCGCATAGCGCCCGATGTTGGCCGCCGAGGGCGTGCTCTGCGCCATCGAGTTCAGGTAGGGCATGCAGTCGGCCACCTTGCCGCGCAGCGCGTAGCCCAGCGAAATCACGTCGCAGCTGCGGCCGGCGGCCAGGTTGCGCATCAGCTCGCCGAAGATCGCGGCGTGGTCGCCCACGTAGAAGTGCTCAGGCCGCAAGTCGCCGATGCGGTCGATCGCGTCGTTGTCGCGAAGCAGGGCGCCGATGACGGCCTGCTCGGCCGAGACGCTGTGGGGAGGCGGTTTGATGTCGTTGCTCATTCACTTTCCTTTGAATCAAAAATTTTCTTGGCCTGCTTTCCCAACGTGGTCAGGAAGTACTCGCCAGCGCCGTCGATGGCCCACAGCTTCAGGTAGTTGCCCTCGATGTACTTGCGGAACGCTGCGCGCCAGTCCTTGTAGCGCTTCTTCTCGCCGGTGCCGCCGGGCATGAACCGCCGGCGGAACTCGACCCAGGCCAAGGCGACGAAGTCTTTCGACAGCCCGGCGCCCTCCGCATAGCGCCACAGCGGCGTGTAGTCGCGCAGCGGCCTTTCGCCTTTCCCCTCACATGCGTCCAGGAAGGTCTGCAGGGAAACCGCCCCGGGCTTTCGTTCTGCCGGCGGAGAGCCCCCGTCAGGGGGTTTGGGGGTGTTTACCTGGTTATTGGTTATTGGTTCTTGGTTAGTTTGTGATCCGGTTCCCTCCGGGTTCCCGCTTGCTACCGGATCGGAACCAACAAATAACCCAGTGGGTTTTTCGTCGGTTTCTTTTGCTTTCCTCGGGCGACCGCCTTTCTTGCCGTTGGTTTGCGCGGTTTCCGCCTTCTTGTGATAGTCCGCGATGACCTGCTCGCAGATCGAGTGGCGGTATCCCTGCTCCGTCTTTTCGAACTTGAAGCGCAGATGGCGCTCGACGATTCGCCGCTCCTCTTCGCTCTCAGCGCCGACCTGGTCGCACAGCAGGTCGAAGTCGAGCGACAGTGGTTTCTCGGTGTCGTAGTAGATGTCGAGCAGGTCGCGATAGATCCAGCGGGCATGCCGGCTCATGTTCACGGTGCCTGACCGGAAGTCGCCTATGTGGAATGGGTAATAATTCATGAGGTAGTGGTTCCCTCCTGGCGCGGCGGGCCGAACAGCGCTGCCACAAGCGGATCGCGGCGGTTGATGGCCGGGTAGGTGCGCACGCTTTTTTGAGAAGGAACGATGGCCTGTCCCGCCGGCCGCGGCGGCGATGGCGCGGTCGCGTCAGGCCCTGGACCATGGCGCCAGATGTAGCAAATTCCGCCAGGCCAGCCCTGCAGCTTGACGCGCTGCCGATGTACACGGTTTTCCAGATGCAGCTGCGAAATGCGCGGGCGCACGGCAGCTACCGAATAGCCGAGCTCACGTGCGATCGAATCCAGCACGTGCGGACCGGTCTTGAGCAATGCCTCGATCGCGGCCGGCAGCTGCTCAATGGGCACCCTGCTGTCCCGGGGATTCATTTTTGGACCATTCCATTCACACGGGCCAGCAGCTGCATTACTGGTCGGAACATCGTGAACGCCGCCGCCTCAATGGCCTTCATCTCATGCTGCTCGATGCGACCATCGGCCATGGCCTTGTGCACCTCGGCGCCCAGCGAACCCAGGTGCTGCCAGATGTCGGTTACCGATTCCAGCACCGCAATGTCGGACGACGGCTGTTCGTCGATCTGCGTGCATACAAAACCATGGTTCTGCGCCAGGGCGTGCAGGATCGCGTAGTTGCCCGTCACACCCATCAAGCGATCCGCGTCGTCCAGGGTCGGCTTGTTTGTCGCGCTGTTCGGGTTGGCCTTATTGCGCAGGATCGCGGCCGACATCCCCATGCGTGGAGCCAGCGACTCGCAGCCGCCGGGTGTGGAATGAACGGTTTGATGGAAGGCGTCGAGGTGGTTCATGCGAAAAGCCCAATAAAAAATGATGTCATGAAGAATTTGCTGATAGACAATGTGCACATGAAAACAAATTGCAAAATGCTTATCTCATCAGCCGTAGTCGCCTACGAACAACTGCCTGCGTGCAACTTTCCGAGCACGCGAAAATGCAGGGTTATTGCGGCTTTGGTTCAGTTGGGATTGCATCGCCAGCAGCAGAACCGGTGTATCGATGTGGGTACAGGATCTCGATTTCGCTGATCTCGCCACCGAAGTACTGGGACAGCTTCTCGGCCATCTCGGTTGACGCTTTCTGTTTACCGTTTTCGATACGGGACAGATTGCCGGGGTCAGTCTGTACGGCGCGGCTGACCTCGACAATTGTCTGGCTCTTCCGTTCGCGGATCTGCCGGAGTGGAGATTTCATGTTTTTCCTGTGGAATGTTTTGCGTGTAACGCATATTAAACCTGATGGAAACTTTGCGCAATGCGCTTTGCGTACCACGCAAGGATGCGGCACGATCTTGGGATGACTGTGGGAACTAATATTCGAGCGCTCCGTAAGGAGAAGGGCCTGACGCTGAACCAGCTGGCGACCGAAATCGGAAGTGATGTCGGTAACCTGTCACGCGTCGAACGTGGGGTGCAGAACTATACTGATGCCCTCGTGAAGAAAATCGCCGAGGCCTTAAGCGTCCCGGTGGCTGCGCTGTTCGCCGAGGATGAGAAGCATCGGCGCGCGCTCATGTCACTGAAAACAATCCCTATTCATTTTTACGATGAGGGCGACCCTGGGTTCGTGCAAATACCGAAGGTGACGTTAAAGCTATCTGCCGGGATCCAAGGCTTTCAAACCGAGCCTGAGGTCTATGACGGCTCGACCCTATCGGTTCACCAGTCCTGGCTCCAGCGCAATGGATACAGCAGGGAAAACCTGATTGCTATTCGCGTCAAGGGCGAGAGCATGGAATCCACGTTTTACGACAACGACCTGGTGGTGATCAATACTGCCGACAAACAGATGGTTGATGGCAATGTCTATGCTTTTAATTACGAAGGTGAGGCCGTCATAAAACGTTTGGTACGTGAAGGCGGTCAATGGTATCTATCTTCGGACAATCCCGCCCCTCGGTATGGCCGGCGCAGCTGCCGCGGGGCCGAGTGCATTGTGATCGGCAGAGTCGTCAGGCGCGAAGGTGAGCGCTTTTAATCAATTGCCTACTCCGGCCTTATAGCCCGCCTCGTGCGGGCTTTTTTGCGCCTGCCATTGCCAGGAATTTCTTTAGCCCACACACGTCTTTGCGCTTGACGCAAATTCTGCTTATGCGTAATATGCAAATCCATGAGACGAGCTCAGCACCCGCCGAGCTGCGAACTGGAGAGCACGATGTCGACCACCGCCCCCGCGAACGCCCCGCGCTTCGCACTTGCCCCCGATGACTGCATGGCCGTCATCGATACGAAGTTCAAGACCAGCGCACCGAACCTCGCAAAGGTGCTGTGCCGTGCTTTCACCGAAGCTGACGCAAGGTTTGTGGTCATCGCTTGCAACATCTACGACGGTTCGCTGGCCGATCTCCGCCAGGACCTGACCGATGCGCGCAACGGCTGGGAGGCCGCGACCAGCGAAGTCCACGATCTGTACCGCTTGCAGGGACTGGCCAACGAACTGCGCGAGCAATTGCTCGACGCGGCCAACGCAGCGGAATCCGTGCTCACCCAGCAGAAGTGGCTCGATTACACCACCGCCCCCGAGTCCGTGGCGCTGGCGAAGCTGCGCGCTGCAATCGCCGCTGCAGGTGCCGCATGATCGCCGCCCGCATCGCGCGGCGCCTGGTACGCAAGATCGTCAAGCCGGCCGCGTTACTGCTGGTCGAAGCCCAGCTGCGCAGCAGCGAAGCCCGCGTCAAGCGCCTCACCAATCCGCCGCTCATCCTGGTGCCGGTGCAGCGCCGTGCGCGCCAGCGCCAGATTGAGCTGATCGGGCGCCGCAACCTGGTGCGGGGGTGGTGATCATGCTGCGCTTCTTGCTGCTGTATCGCATCGAATGGACCGACCGTCACCCTGGCGTGGTGTTCGCCGCCATGGGCGCGCTCCTTGCCCTGAATGTCGTGCTGGAGAACCTGCCATGAACCGCCGCCGGATCCCCGAGCCTGACCAGGCCGCCCTGGAGATCGCGCGCCGCCGGTTGCGCACGACGGCGTCGCTCGACGAAATTCTCCGGATCCCGGCACTGAAGATCGTGCTGAAGGCGGTCGCACGTGACCACATGCGGCGCCGCGCCCGGCCCGACGTGAAGAAGCTCCAGGCCAACGACAACGATTAACCCACCACCACGAGGACCAACGATGTTCACCATCCTGAACGCGCTCGCCCAGCAGGCGACGCTGATGATCACCATAGCCGCCGAGGGCGACGGCCAGCTGCGCGTCAACGTGACGCCGATGCCGGCCGACACCAAGGCGAAATCCAAGCTGCCGGCGCCGCTGTCGCTGCTGGCCACGCCGACCGAGTTCGACGCCGACTTCATCGCGGCGCTGTCCACCTGGCAAGCGCCGAAGCGCTCGCTGCTCCAGCAGGCCCAGGACGCGGCCGGCGGCGCGGCGCCAGCTGCTGCGTCAGCGCTGCCCGCGCCGAAGGCCGAGGGCAAACCCGAGAAGCCGGGCCGCAAGGCGCGCGGCGGCAAAGGTAACGAAGACGAGAAGAAGGCCGACGGCGCGCCGGAAGCCGGCGCTGCATCTGGCGAAACTGCCGGCTCCCAGGTGGCGGACGACGCCAGCACGAGCGGCGGCGAGCACCTGCCGGCCGGCGCCGGCGATGCGAGCACCAGCACCAGCAGCGAGGCGGCCACGAACGAGGCGCAGGACCAGGGCGCGCCCGCAGGTGATGCAGGTGCAGCGCCGGCCGGCCAGGATGCCGCGCCGCCGGCCCCAGCGCCAGCAGCTGGCGACGAGCCGGTCGACACGTTCACCCTCGACCTGTTCTAACGGAGGGCGCATGGACATCCAGAAGCTCACCCGCGAATTCCGCTACAACGGCGCCAAGCTGCCGG